GGTTGCGAGCTTACCCAAGCTGGTTAGATGACTACTTACCTGTTGCGATAACTGGCACAGTTTCACAAATGGAATATTTAGACGTGCTTTACCGACAAGGCAATGACAAAGCTAGCCTGATGCTTAAAGATGCTCTCTATCTATCACTAGAAACATCTTTGCGAGATACGGTTCTAGAGTATTATTCTGAGGAACATATGGAAGCAGAACCCTTTGCGGGATATGGTGCAGGCGAATGATTAACTTTGATTACCAGTATGCAAGGGAGCGCAAGGCAAAACAAAGCCGCGCTCAGAGCCGTCAATTCATGGCGTGTGGGGCAGCATTGTTTGTGCTGTACTGCATCGCTTCAACTATGAGCTACAACGATTGTCTACAGGGGATATGCTAATGGAGTATTTAATCATGGCGGGATTAACTGCCGTAATAATTGGCCTGCTATATGCAGTAGTTAAGCAGAAGCAGCAAGAAACCGTTGAATGGAAAAAGCGCAAAGCGCGCAGAACTCAGTTTAAGGAACTCAAATAATGACAAAACTAGAATTTGTAGATAGTGAGACTAATATCACTGTCACTATTAACAAAGACCGTGTAAGTCTTGAAGAGGCTTTAAGCACCTTCGCTGACTTTCTAACAGACGCTGGCTATGAGCTAGGGGAAGGCAAGACCATCGGCCTTATTGCCGTAGAATGAGTGTTGGAAAGCCTGCTTTTGCGTTTACGCAGTACCCCTATGAGTCGCGCAGTATTACACCTGATGCACAGCTTGAGGTTACGCTGTTTAATAGAGACTTAACCAGAGATGAACTGCTCAGTGAGTTTCAGCGGTTCATGGTTGGGTGCGGCTATCACTTTGATGTTAATGAATATATAACGGTGGTTAGCGATGATTAACTCTAGAACTAAATTCATTGAATTGCCGCAGAAAGTTTGGCTCGTTTATGACACCCATAAAAAAGATAAGTTTGCACATATAGAGAAAGCCTTTCTCTCAGAGCAAGCGGCTCTAGATTATGTTTACAGATTTACTAACGAAGTCTATGCCGGCGACTATATTGAAGAGTGCGCGGTGACACATGATTAAAGGAATTGATGACTGGATAACTTTGGGCGCTGCTGTTGTAGCGGTAATAGCAATTATTGTGGACTATATGTTATGAATGAAGATATTAAAGAAGCCATTAAAGAGGTCAATGCCAGCGTGGACAGACTACTAAAAGGTCAGCGAGTGCAGAGGATAAAAGACTGGCTTAAAGTTCAGGCGAGTAAGCCTGTCAGCAATGGGGTTGCCATTCTTGTGGCTATGCTTATAATCATTATCGACTAGGGTTCCCCCTCCTACCCCTTGAAGCAGGTCTACCGCACCTGTAGTCACAACGCGGTGCCATACCTTTATTGATATATCCACCATACATAACCATCATTTCTAATCATATCTGATAGCCTTTACAATGCCCGCGAATCCACCAACCAGAGACTCGCGTGATGCTATACATGATAGGCTTTATCCTCTCAGCCCTTATTCTAGTGGCTATCCAAGACCTTAGATTGCACAAAAAGTAACCAGCGTTTACAATAACGGCACAACCAAACTGTTAGCCTGCGGAGGTTAATATGCACCAGTTGAACATTGTAAGCCGTATTATTGAATGCGAAGAAAATGGGTGGCATGATTTGCTGTCAAAGGTCGATGGCATAACCCAGAGCCTTATCGACAACCCTTCAGCAGTCAAGCCTGTAATAGTCGCCCTGCGCTACTGGTGTGATGCTGTAGATTGCAAGGTTAATGGTTTACCGCCTGATGAGCATGATGTTATGCTTCAAAACCCCCTTATGAATATACGCGCTGCCTTTGGCACAGAGGTCTAACCCCCTAGATGAAAAACGGAAACCAAGGCGAGGGCGGTGGCAGACCCCCTGTAGTCTTTACCCCTGACCAAGTGATTGAGATTCAGGCGTTGGCTGCTGTCTTAACTAAAGGTCAGATTGCCGACTACTTTGATATAAGTGAGAAGACGCTCAGAGAAGTAGAGAAGCGACAGCCTGAAGTTTCTACCGCTTATAAAAAGGGCAGATGCAAACAGATTGCAAACATGGGCAGCAACCTTGTCCAGTTGGCTCAGGATGGCAATGTAACGGCAAACATCTTTTACCTGAAGACTCAGGGTGGCTGGAGAGAAGTTGAAGCAGAAACGCAAGAGATTCCCCCAATCAACATAGTGGTGCAAAGCAAAGATGAAAACCAAGATTCACGTTAATCAGCACAACATAAGAGCGAACATAAAAGGTGCAGACCTGCCTGTAATTACAGTCAAAGACTACAAGCAAAACAGGAAGGTGAACGAAGCCAGCATTGTTAAAGATGGCGAAGTTGTTGCGCGTGTTGTTTATTCGCCTGACAAGCCTTTATCTTGTGGCGCAAAGGTATGGGTAGAAACAGACCTAGAGGTTGTTGTTGATGCAACTGACCCTGCCGCAGAGTGAAATCTTTTGTAGCTCTAGCCGTTTCCGTAGCGTTGTTGCTGGGCGGCGATTCGGCAAGACATTCCTTAGCACTGGCGAGATACTGCGAGCAGCCATCAGCGGCAAGAATAAGAACTGCTGGTATGTAGCCCCCACCTATGGCTCTGCTAAAGAGATTGCTTGGGATATGCTTATACAGACCATTCCCCCTGAGTACCTAACCAAGACAAACGAAAGCAGCCTGACGATGCGCTTGATTAACGGCAGCACTATCAGCCTGAAGGGAGCAGAGAAGCCTAACAACCTGCGAGGCCGAGCGTTAGACTTTGTTGTGCTTGATGAGTTTGCTGATATGCGCCCAGAGGCTTGGTATGAAGTTATCAGGCCATCGCTATCTGACCGGCTTGGTTCCGCTTTGTTTATCGGTACGCCTAAAGGCCGCAACCATTTCTATGACCTGTACGCCAAGGGCTTAGATGGTGCAGATGATTGGCAGAGCTTTCAGTACACCACTATCCAAGGCGGTAACGTACCGCAGACAGAGATAGAGCAAGCCCAGCAAGACCTAGACGAGCGCACTTTTAATCAAGAATACAACGCCCAGTTCGTCAACTACAGCGGCATTATCTACTACGGCTTTAATCGAGAAGAATCGGTTGGCAAGATAGAGGCAGACCACCACACGCTTCACGTTGGGATGGACTTTAACCTTGACCCAATGAGTGCGGTTGTATGTGTCCGACACCATGACACGCTGCTTGCTATTGATGAGGTGGTTATGTGGGGCAGCAACACCGATGAGATGGCGCAGGAATTGAAAGCGCGATACCCTGACAAACGTGTTATCATTTACCCTGACCCAGCCTCTAGACAACGCAAGACCAGCGCAGGTGGGCGCACAGATTTGAGCATACTTCAGAACGCAGGTTTTGAGGTTAAAGCAAAAACCAGACACGCACTGGTTAGGGATAGAATAAACGCGGTCAATTCCAGATTGCTTTCCAGTGATGGGCAGCGGAACTTGTTGATAGACCCTAAGTGTAAACAGACAATAGAATCCTTAGAGCGCCAGACCTACAAAGAAGGCACTAGCGTTCCTAATAAGGATGGCTTTGACCACATGAATGACGCTCTTGGCTATCTGGTAGAATACCTATTCCCAGTTAGAACAGACCGCATAGTACCCCAACCACAAAGGTGGAGTTAATGAGTAAGAATTTAGAATACACGCACCCGCAATATGACCACAATAAATACCGCTGGGAGTTCTACCTGCGCAGCTACATGGGTGGCGAAGACTATCGTGATGGTTCCTACCTGACGCGCTACATCAATGAGGACAAGGACGAATACAATCGACGACTCGACCTGACCCCAATGGACAACCACAGCAAGAACATTGTCCACATCTACAGCAGCTTCTTATGGCGACAAGCCCCAGTGCGCAGCTTCAACAGTGCAGCGGGTAACTATGCCCTTGAACCATTCCTCAAGGATGCTGACCTTGATGGGCGCAGCTTTAATGCGTTTATGCGAGAGGCTAACATCTGGGCGAGCGTATACGGTAACGTCTGGATTATGGTCGATAAGCCAGCATCTAACGCCCGCACTAAGGCTGAAGAGCTAGGACAGGACATTAGACCTTATGTAAATATGTTCACCCCTGAGAATGTATTTGACTGGGAATATGAGCGGATGCCGTCTGGCCGTTACGAGCTTTGTTACCTGAAGGTGCGCGAGTCTATCGAGGAAATCAGCGACACTGAAAAGGTGGTTTATTACCGCATCTGGACGAAGAGCGATGTGAAGCTGTTTAAGAGTATCAACGAGCAGGACACCCACATAAGCACAGAAGAGAACGCGCTAGGGCGAATCCCTGCGGTGTTCCTACCTGCACAGCGTTCAGTAGTGCGCGGCATTGGCATTAGTGACCTGTCAGACGTTGCCTATATGCAGCGGGCTATCTATCAGGAGTTGTCAGAGGTTGAGCAGCTTATCCGTATAAGCAATCACCCCACCCTAGTTAAGTCATACGAGACAGACGCTAGTGCAGGTGCAGGTTCGGTTATCAATATGCCTGACGATATGGACGCGGCAATGAAGCCTTATATGCTACAGCCTAACGGTTCGAATCTAGACAGCGTAAGAGCCGCTATCAACGACAAGATTGAATACATTAATCGTATGTCTCACATGGGTGCGGTTCGCGGCACAGAGGCTATCACGCAGTCTGGCGTAGCAATGCAGACAGAGTTCCAGATGCTTAACGCAAAGTTGGCTGAGAAAGCTGACATTCTTGAACTGGCTGAAGAGCAAATCTGGAACCTTTGGTGTGATTGGCAGGAGCTAACCCCTGACGTTGAAATCTTCTATCCTGATTCGTTTGATATTCGGGATATGGACAAAGAGCTGGTATTCCTTCAGTCTATGCGCGCATCTGGCGTTAAGTCTGTAACCCTAGCGCAAGAGATAGACAAGCAGATTGCCGACCTAGTATTAGATGATGAGAACCTAGCCAAATCGCATTTAGAGATTGAACAAGGTTCGCAGGTATTGGGGCAGTTTAACGACGAGGCTGAATAATGCCTACAGATAACGCTTATGATGAGATTCTAGACACGCTGGCTGATACACACCAGCAACGTCTAGCTGATGCCCTAGTGACCTTAGAGGAGCGCGTAGCCGATGTTATGGCTGACGCTCCGCTACAGGGTGGCAATCTCTTTGACACTGAGTGGGCTATCAATGCCAGACCAGCTATCAAGGAGGCGATGGACGAGGCTTACTTATCTCAGGTTGACGACATTGTGCGGGGATATGGTGCGGTTGCTAATGAGGCGCAAGATATGCTCTCAACGTATGGCGACTTCACCAAGCTAGACAGCACCGTTGTGAACCAGTTGCAGAGACTATCATTCCAAGGCTTTGAATCAGTTGCTAATGAATACCTTGATGTCTTAGCCAATGAGGTCTATCAGTCAACCCTGACAGGCCGTAGCTTCAATGACACAGTGAAGAACCTACGCCAGACAATCAATGGCGTATATATCCAGAGCGATGATGTGGAAGCCCAGCGCCTTGTTGATATAGTGAACAGCGGTTCACCTGCGGCAGCCAAGGAAGCAGCCGAGCAGTTACGCACCAAGTTCGCCAGAGACAGGGCAGGCAATAACCTTAGGCGCTACAGCACCCAGATGGCACAGGACAGCCTGATGCAGTTTGATGCAAGCATTAACACTGCTATCGGTAAGGCAAGCGGCGCGACCAAGTGGAAATACTATGGCGATGTTATCAGGGACAGCAGACCGTTCTGCGTGGAACACGCCAACCAAGTGTTCGATGAGGACGAGATAGAATCAACATGGGCGGGAAGCTGGAAAGGTAAATCATCTGGCGACCCCTTTATAGTGCGCGGTGGTTACAACTGCCGACACCACTGGAGACCAGTATTCGACGAAGAGGATATTGTGTCGCAGCCTGAAGCCACAGAGGAGCCTGTAGCCGTCCCTTCTGTACCTCTATTACTGCCACCACTTCAAAAGAAGAAAGAGCTTAAGAAGAGCTATGACGAGCGCACAGAAGCGTCTAATCTTAAAGGCTCCGAAGATGCAGGCCAGAGAAGCAAGACAGGCTACCCAGTTAATAAAGACGGAACTTTTGCTGCAAGGTTTGACCATGGACACACCAGAAGAAGCAAGCTAACTCGCGATGAGTTCAATGCAAAGCAGTTTAGCGAGAACCAACTGGCAGGCTTTTCAGATGAGGCTTTGTCGCTTGTGGAGCCAACCCTGCTAGAGACTGATAAGCTGGCGGCTAAGTATGGCGTTCCAAGGATTAGAACAGTAGTCCCCGCAAAGGGAAAGAACACAGTTGCAGACATGGGTGATGGCGTACTTGGTCTAAACAAAGACATATATAATGGTTACGGAAAGAAGGCTTACACAAGCCAAGAGGCGCTAGACGGGGCAGTGAATGACCTTGCAGCGAAGACAAAAACTTTGCGAGCTAAGCTAGATGAGCAGGTGATACCCTATTTAGCCGTTAGAGAGGAAATGGTAGAAGCCGGCCTTAACTATACGCCTGAGCTTTTGGCAAGGTACAAAGCAGAAAAGGCCGCTTATGACAAAACTTTTAAGTCTATTGCCAAGAGTGAGAAAGCACTCAAGGCGGCCAGAAGGAATGCAGAGCCAAAGGTAGCCAGCACTTATGTAAGGGGCGGCAATAAGGCAGACAGGCCGTGGGCATCTGGCGGTTACTTTGATTCAGATGCAGACTTGGGTAAATCTACTATATTCCATGAGTTCGGTCATAACGTACACCAGCAGTATTTTGTAACACGAAACAAGATGAGAAGACCGCCCATAGAAGTTTGGTTAGATGGTAAATTTAAAGATAAACCTTTCTTTCCAACTCAATACTCGCAGGCTAACCCGCAAGAATGGTGGGCAGAAAACTTTGCGTTGCATAATATGGGAAGGAAAGATTTAGTTGATAAAGACATTGCAGGCTTGCTTGACGCTATAGCCGAATCGAACGGCAACCTAACAGTCTATGACGGCTTTAATTTTGAAACAGGAGAGTATATTTAATGGCAAAAGAACTAGAACTAGGGCTGGCACTTGTACAGCTTGAAGACTATCCAGAAGACATCATAGAGCAGCTAGACGCGCTTTATGAAGAAGCTGATGAAGAAGACAAGGAAAACTTTATCTGGCTTTACGAAGCTGCTTCCTTGCGCGTAAATGAATTAACTGATGAAGAGATTGAGGACGAGTAATGGCATACGCTACAGGTAAGAAAAAGAAGAAGAAAAAAAAGCCCACTAAATAAGCTGGGCTAAAGGGTACACTGCTGCAATTAGGATAGGGCTATAAACTCTTTCTTGGAAATCACTTCGTCAACGTATCGCTCAACAGGTGCTGGCACTACATAGCCGTCTGAGAGCTTGAGCATATTGTTGGCGCGGTTGCCATCCACAATAACAATCTCAACAACTTCGAGCCATTCTGGTTCGCCTGTCAGCGTTACATAATCGCCCTCAAATATAATCAAGCCTTTGGCTTTCTCTTGCCTAAGCACTTCGTCGTATTCGCGCTGAGTTAGCATCTCGAAGCTATCCAAGTGATTATCGTCACAGTATGTTTCGTTGGCTTGGTCTAGCGTCTGCGGTGCTGGTTTTAAAGTATTCATATTCCCTCCAAGGGTAGCCCCCTTTCGGGGGCGGTTGGTTTATCTTGTGGTTAATTCTTTGCCTTTTACTGGGGCTACTATTCTTGTTAGGTAAGCAACGTGGTCGCGTATGTTTTTCGCTTTGTACTCGCCATTTACGCGCTCGCCTTCTTGCAGTTGCGCCCAAGTTCTATTGTAGGTTCTGGCATCGTAGTAGTTTTCTTCAGTGAACCATTTTTTAGTTCCGAAACGATCTGCTTTAGTGGGAAGTAATAAAGTGTTTATATCTTCAGGCTTTCTGGTCTCAAGGTGAGTTGCCTTTATATCTAGATTTATCTGTACTTCAACCATGTGCGTAAGGTCATTCTCAGCAGGTCGCTTGCCCGCGCCTGAACAAACGCCATGGAATCCCCAATCTACTACATAACCATGTTTAGCCAGTAAACCAGTCTTAACATTTACAGCTTGCTTTCTACCGCAAGCCTGACAAGTACCGTTGTGAGTCGCTTTAGCCATTTTTGTAACCCTTGTTGTTTTTTGAATGTAGGTGCATTAAATACTATATTAACCTTAATGTAAACACTTTAGATAATATTTGAGCAGAAATGTTTATATGCTAAAATCGGGGTTCACCAAACTCAATTTGAGGCATCGTTACATGAGCGAAGAAATCGTGGATAACCAATCAGAAGAAACAGTTGTAGAAACCCCAGCAGAAGCCAAGACCTTTACACAGGCTGACATGGATAAAGCAGTTGCCCAGCGCCTAGCTAGAGAGCAGCGCAAGTATGAAAAGCAGCTATCAGGCATTGACCTTGATGAAGCCCGCCAACTGTTAAGCCAGAAGGAACAGAACGAGCAAGACAAGATGAAGGAACGCGGAGAGTTTGAGACTATCCTCAAGCAGACCGTTGAAAAGAAAGACAGCGAAATTAACGCATACAAGAGCAAGCTACAGCAGACCCTAGTTGATGGGGCTATTCTTGGTGCGGCAAGCAACAACAATGCAGTAAGCCCTGAGCAGGTATCGTCCCTCCTTAAAAGCCAGACTAGGCTTGGAGAAGATGGCACTGTAGAGGTATTAGACAACAACGGAACACCCCGCTATAATGACAAAGGTGAACTGCTGACTGTCAATGAGATGGTCGGTGAATTTCTAACGGCAAACCCTCACTTTGTGAACGCAGGAAGAAGCGGCACAGGTAGTCAGGGTAACGCTGGTGGCTCTACGCAGAAGCCTCAATCTGCGGTTGAAATGGTTGCGAATTGGAATGACGGTGGGCGTGAGGCTTATCGCGCACTGATGAAAGCCAAAAAATAACATAATCTTTTAACCTAATTTATTGAGGTATTACAATGGCTGCTACTACTAGCGCTACACTAGACGACCTGTTTGCGAATATTATCGCGCAGGCACGATTCACTGCTGAAGAGCAATCCCTGATGATGGGCTTGGTAACTCAGTACAACATTGCTAACGAAGCTGGCAAGACTGTCCAGATTCCTAAGTACCCTGCAATTGCTGCTGCCGACTTGACCGAAGGCACTGACATGAGTTCAACCACTGTTTCAACTAGCTCAGTAACTGTTACTGTTGGCGAAGTTGGTGCGCAGGTTGTTCTAACTGACATGGCTGCTTTTGGCGCTGGTAACCCAGCTGTCGAGCTTGGCACTGTTCTTGGTAACGCTATCGCTACTAAGATGGACACTGACCTTATAGGTCTGTTCACTGGTTTCACCGCGTCTGTTGGCGCAGCTGGTCAAGAATTGACTGCTGTTGATTTGTTTAAGGCAGCGGCTACTTTGCGAGCGGCTAAAGTAACTGGCAACATTGTTGCAGTTATCCACCCGTTTCAGGCTTACTCAATCAAATCTAGCTTGACTAACACCTTTGCTGACCCCAATGGCGGTGATATTCAGAACGAAGCCATGCGAACTGGTTACGTTGGTACTGTTGCTGGCATCGACGTTTACGAGTCAGCTAATATTGCTGTTACTGGCAGTGATGCTATTGCTGCTGTATTCGCTCCAGAAGCTCTTGCTATCGCTATGAAGCGCGACTTCGGTATCGAGTCACAGCGTGACGCTTCTCTCCGTGCCTTCGAGCTGAACGCAACTGCCGCTTACGGTGTTGCAGAGCTTGATGATAGCTTTGGCGTTAAGTTGATTGGTGACGCTGCACTTTAATTAGTGCTGATTCCCTGCCCCCTTCACTGGGGGTGGGGTTTTATTTAGGAGTTGTGATGGCTATTACATACCGAGGCGAACGCTTTGAAGGGTACAACAAACCCAAGCGCACCAGTAAGCATCCTGAAAAGAGCCATGCCGTACTTGCTAAAGAAGGCGACAAGGTAAGGCTGATAAGGTTCGGGCAGCAGGGCGCAGATAATAAGCCACCAAGAAAGAACGAAAGCGAAGCTGATAAGGCAAAGCGCAGGTCATTCAAAGCGCGATTCGCTAAAGACATTGAGAAAGGTCGCAAAGACAAAACCGCATCGGCGGCATACTGGGCAGATAAGGTGAAGTGGTAATGGCATTTTCGAACGATACTGATTTGGTAGCTATAGTTCCAGATATTTTGGGTTTTGGCATAACATCATTCGCCGGTCAACATGCCAGAGCGCAAGCAGACATTGAACGCAAGATACGCGCTGACTGGTGGGAAAAGCGTGGTTATAGCGGTGAGCTGATACCCAGCAAACTAACAGACAGCCAGTGGACGCGATGCAGTGTTTACCTTGTTCTTTGGAAGTACGCCCTTCCGCAGCTAACCAACTGGGTAGACAATGACCGTTTTCTTGGCATGATTGATTTCTACAAGTCTCGCTACGGCGAAGAGATAGAAGCAGTGTTCCGCGATGGCGTTGAATACGATGCTGACGGTGATGGCACTGTAACCGATAAAGAGAAAGAGCCTATTAACTCTGGCAGGTTGGTTCGCTGATGCAGTTAAAGTTAAACGTAAAGTCTGAGCCTAGAGACCTAGCGAAGCTTGGTAGAAAGAAACGCAAAGATATTCAAGCACAATATAAAGAGGTGCTATCCAAGGTTGCCCAAGTTGGCGTTAATATTATTCTGGATAGAACAGCCCAAGGCAAAGGCTACAAGGGCGGCAGGTTTGAAAAGTACACTGCAAAATATGCTCAAGAAAGAGCAAAAGCAGGAAGAAGCAAGGCACCTAACCTAAACTTTACAGGTAAGATGCTTGGCTCAATGACTACCGTATCTAGCCCTACCAAAGCCTTTATTTTTCTTAGGGGAGAAGAAGCAAGGAAAGCCTCTGGTAATAACAAGAAGCGGCCATTTTTTGGATTCAGCAGAAGGGAAAACAAAAGGCTGGCTAAAGCATTTGAAAGATTTTTGGTGGTCGAATAATGAGCATTAGAGAGCAGATTGCAGACAATATAGTTACTACGCTTACTACCAGTGTTACTTCACCTGTCAGCATTAAGATGGCAACACGGCAGCCGTTTGATTTTGATAAGCTATCCAATGCCCAGTTCCCAGCGGTGCTAGTTAGGACTGCTGACGAATCTAGGGAAGATAGCTCTATTGCTGGCACTATGGGGAAGCGAATGGCTTCCATTAACTATGAGCTAGTTTGCTTTGTGAAGTCGGGTATAATTGACCAAGCAAGAAACAACATAATCGAAGCCGTTGAAGAAGGCTTGGAACTTGACCGCACTAGAGGCGGTTTTGCGCTGGATACCCAGCTAACTAACATTGAAGTCGATGAGGGTTCTATTGACCCTGTTGGCGGTGTGATTTTAACCGTTCGC